GGTCAAATGGCGTCCTTTCTTCTATAATTAAAGCACAGTCAGACGGAACCCCCGTAGGCTGAACAATTTAATTATTCAAAGCCTGATTTGCAATAAGGGCCGAGGATACAAATATTGTCTTCCCACTGCATCGTTGGTGGGTCGCAATATCGGTACCCTGTTCTTGTTGCGCCCATATTAGGCTCCAAGGGTCTGTGTATCGAATTGCACAGACCTTTTTGTGTCCTTCCGCCCTCCGCTGACCAGGCGGAAAGGACAATCTATGAAAACCAATGAAAATCAGATGTCAACCCGTGAGTACAAGGTCTACATCCACCGTCTCAAGACCTGGGTGGAAGTGACCGAAGAGCAGTATTACGCCTACTACCGTGATATTTGGGCTACCCGTAAACGCGCCCAGGCACACGGTCAGTGTATGTGTCCCAAGTCCAAGACCTGGATGTGCGATGGTGACTGTCTTGCCTGCGAATTCCGAGCCGCAGGAGATAACCTCTCTCTGGATTACACCGTTGAGGACGGCGAGGGTAACCAGAAGAGTTGGGCGGATGACCTGCAGGATGACACCCCGGATGCACAGTCCATCATGGAGGATCGTGAACTGCTCTGCGCCCTCTATCAGAAGTTGCAGGAACTCGACCCCGAAGGTCGCCGTATTTGTGAACTGATTATGGAAGGTAAATCCGAGAGAGATATTGCTTCCATCATGGGCTATAACAACCAGAGTGCTGTGAATTACAGAAAGCAGAAGGCCTTTGACAGACTGCGCATTCTGCTTGGGGACTACATCTAAACACCTGCTCCAGTCATCATTTCGGTGACTGGAGATTTTTTTTGAAAATTTTTCTGTGTTTCTCTGTTCAAACGCATACCTCACCTCCAGTGGGTAGTGGAAAGAGCAAAAACGACACTGCTCCTTCCAAGGAGGTGAACAGAATGTACGAAGCCCAGAAGAAACACGGCACCGGCACTGACCAGGAACTCATCGATGTTCTCACGGCCATCAGTGTGGTGTCCAAGCGACTGGCTATGAAGCTGGCGCTGATTCAAAGTCAATCTACGGAAGGAGGAAAACAGGATGAGCAAAATGAGCGATATGGCTGCAACCATCGAAGAGCTGCGCACTGCTGCTGCCGCTATTAACGATGCCGCCAACTGGCTTGCAGAGATGTTCAGCGGTGCAGGAGATGCAGAACCGACTGCTCCCGCCGAACCCGCACTGACCCTGGAACAGGTCAGAGCCGTTCTCGCAGATAAGTCCCGCCGGGGTCATACCGCAGAGATCCGCTCCCTGCTCCAGAAGTATGGTGCCGCCAAGCTGTCCCAGATCGACCCCGCCCACTACAAGGCATTGCTTGCCGATGCGGAGGTGCTGACCGATGGCAAATAAACACGCTGTTCTTTCAGCATCCTCTTCTGAACGGTGGCTCAACTGTACGCCCTCCGCTCGGCTCTGCGAGAACTACGAGGACAAAGGCAGCGATTATGCCGCCGAGGGCACCGATGCCCACACCCTTTGCGAGTTTCGTTTGAAGCAGGCTCTGGGGATGCCTACAGAAGACCCCATCGAAAACCTCTCCTGGTACAACGAGGAGATGGAAGAATGCGCTGCCGGATATGCCGCCTATGTGGTAGAACTCCTGGAAACGGCAAAACAGACCTGCACGGACCCCGTGGTCATGATTGAACAGCGGGTGAACTTCTCCCGTTGGGTTCAGGACGGCTTTGGCACTGCCGACTGCATCGTTATCGCTGACGGTGTGATGAACATCTGCGATTACAAACATGGCAAGGGCGTCGAGGTCAGCGCCGTGGCAAATCCCCAGATGATGCTGTATGCCCTGGGTGCCTTGGAAATCTTCGATGACATCTACGACATCGATACCGTCCGCATGACCATCTTCCAACCCCGCAAGTCCAATGTCAGCGTATACGAGATGGAAAAAGTCGATCTGCTTCAATGGGCAGACACAGAACTTACCCAAAAAGCGAAACTGGCCTATGAGGGTCAAGGCGACTTCCACTGCGGCGAGTGGTGCCGCTTCTGCAAGGCAAAGGCTGAATGCAGAGAACGCGCCGAAGCGAACATGGCTCTTGCTCAGTACGATTTCCAGACTCCCGCACTCCTCGATGATGAGGAAATTGCAGATATCCTCGGCAAGGTCGATGCTCTGACCGCCTGGGCTTCTGATGTGAAGGAATATGCCCTTCAGCAGGCTATCAGCGGTAAGGACTGGAACGGATGGAAATTGGTCGAAGGCCGTTCCAACCGCAAGTACACCAACGATGCTGTTGTCGCCGCCACCGTGGAGAACGCAGGCTTCGATCCCTATGAGCGCAAAGTCCTCGGCATCACTGCAATGCAGAAGATGCTTGGCAAATCCCGCTTTGAGGAACTTCTCGCTCCCTACATTGAAAAGCCGCAAGGCAAACCCACGCTCGTGCCGGAGAGCGATAAACGTCCGGCAATGAACACCGCAAAAAATGATTTTATGGAGGAATTTTAATATGTCTACTAACACAACCAGAGTCAACAACCCTATGAAGGTCATCACCGGTCCCGACATCCGTTGGTCTTACGCCAATGTCTGGGAGCCTAAGAGCATCAACGGCGGCACTCCCAAGTACAGTGTCAGCCTTATCATCCCCAAGTCCGATACCAAGACGGTCGCAAAGATCAAGGCGGCAATCGAAGCTGCCTACCAGGAGGGCCAGTCCAAGTTGAAGGGCAACAGCAAGAGCGTACCTCCTCTGGCTGCTATCAAGACCCCTCTGCGCGACGGCGATATCGAGAGACCCGATGATCCTGCCTACGCCAACGCTTACTTCATCAATGCAAACTCCGCCACCGCACCCGGAATCGTGGATGCTGACCGTAATCCTGTGCTGACCCGCTCTGAGGTCTACTCCGGCGTATACGGCCGTGCAAGTATCAACCTGTATGCCTTCAATTCCAACGGCAACAAGGGTATCGCTTGCGGTCTGAACAATCTGCAGCTCATCCGTGCCGGTGAACCCCTGGGTGGTAAAGCAAGCGCCGAGTCCGACTTCGCAACCGATGCGGATGACGACTTCCTGGCTTAATGGAGGTGCGACCATGACTGAATTTCAGGAACTGATGCTTTATACCTGCTTCGGAGCCATGACCGGCGTGTTTATCGCTGAAATCATCTTCCTCATCGCATCTGCGGTGAGTTGGGTGAAGGACAAGGTCCGTAAGCGCAAGGAAGCCAAGAAAATCAAGGAATCCGCCACAAAGGTGGACTAACGCACCAACGGGGCGGCGGGGATCAGTCTCTGCCGCCCTTATTCCCGTTGAAAGGACAATGATATGAAAACTCTCTCAATTGATATCGAGACCTACAGCGATCAGCCCCTTGCAAAAACTGGCGTGTACCGCTATGTAGAGTCCCCATATTTTGAAATATTGCTGTTTTCCTACAGCGCGGACGGCGGTCCTGTGCAACTGGTCGACCTTGCCTGCGGAGAACAGATCCCCGCCGACATTGTTGCCGCTTTGGAGGACGATTCTGTAACCAAGTGGGCCTTCAACGCCAACTTTGAACGCATCTGCCTGTCTCGGCACCTGGGTTATCCCACTGGAGACTACTTGGAGCCGGATTCATGGAAGTGTTCTATGGTGTGGGCAGCAACGATGGGACTGCCGCTTTCTCTGGAAGGTGTCGGTTCGGTGCTTGGTCTGGAAAAGCAGAAGTTGACCGAAGGCAAAGACCTCATCAAATATTTCTGTCAGCCCTGTGCGCCTACCAAGTCCAACGGTCAGCGCACCCGCAACCTTCCGGCTCATGCCCCGGACAAGTGGTTGGCTTTCAAAAAATACAACATCCGTGATGTGGAGACTGAGATGTCCATTCAGGCGCGGCTTGCCAAATATCCTGTGCCGGACAGCGTCTGGGACGAATATCACATCGACCAGGAAATCAATGACCGTGGTGTTGCTCTGGATATGGAACTGGTGCAGCAGGCCATTCAGATGGATGGCAGATCCCGCTCCGAACTGACCCAGGCAATGAAGGAACTGACGGCTCTGGAGAACCCCAACTCCGTGCAGCAGATGAAGCAGTGGCTTTCGGACAACGGCATGGAGACCGATACCCTTGGAAAAAAGGCAGTGGCTGAAATGCTGAAGACGGCACCGCCGGAATTGCAGAAAGTTCTGACCCTCCGTCAGCAGCTTGCCAAGTCCTCGGTGAAGAAGTACCAGGCAATGGAGACTGCTGTCTGTGCTGATGGTCGCGCCAGAGGGATGTTCCAGTTCTATGGTGCCAACCGCACTGGCCGATGGGCGGGTCGCATCATCCAGATGCAGAATCTGCCCCAGAACCATTTGGTGGATCTGGCGGAAGCCCGTGGGCTTGTCCGCTGCGGCGATTTCGACGCTCTGGAAATGCTCTATGAGGATGTGCCGGACACCCTGTCACAGCTTATCCGCACGGCATTCGTCCCCAGAGCCGATGCCAAGCTGATCGTTGCGGACTTTTCTGCCATCGAAGCCCGTGTCATTGCGTGGCTTGCCGGAGAAGAGTGGCGGCAGAAGGTCTTTGCTGAAGGTAAGGACATTTATTGTGCTTCCGCTTCCCAGATGTTTAGTGTCCCTGTCGAAAAGCATGGCATCAACGGTCACCTCCGGCAGAAGGGCAAAATCGCAGAATTGGCTCTGGGCTATGGTGGATCGGTCGGTGCGTTGAAGGCAATGGGCGCATTGGAGATGGGTCTTTCCGAAGAGGAACTGCCGCCTCTGGTGGATGCGTGGAGGCAGGCCAATCCCAACATTACAAAACTGTGGTGGGATGTTGACCGCGCCGCTATGGAAGCTGTGCGCTATAAGCACACCAATGAGACCCACGGCATTGAGTTCTCCTGCAAGAGCGGGATGCTTTTTATCACGCTTCCGTCCGGCAGACAGCTTTCCTATGTGAAGCCCAAGGTCGGCACAAATAAGTTCGGCGGTGACTGTATCACCTACGAAGGCGTCGGCAGCACCAAAAAGTGGGAGCG